CTTGCGCTTTGCATACGATTTAACGCGCATAAAATCACATTCCACCACAATCGGCATAGCACGCACTACATCGCTGTAAAACGCGTAACAACCATTAAGTAATCCCACCATAACCACAGGTGTTTTATCATCTCTATGATTATCTGATATTCTTTTACCTAAGATTTTGGTTTGGATATTAATATCCTCAGCTGTAATTAATTCTCTCAATTGGTTCTAAAATAATTCCAATCTTTTCCTGCTACATCTTTATTAGGAAAAGTGAAAGTATAACTTTCATTATTAAAAGTTATAGTTTTAGTAAACCCACTTGGAACTGTAGCCCCTGCGGGAACAACAACTAGTGGTAATTCAAATAAAACTTCAACAAATACATCTACTTTGCCATAAATTTTAACCAAATCACGTTCAAATCTTTCTAATTCTTTCCAAGGGCCTCTATTTAATCCTTGGTGTTGAAGAGCACAATTTAGATAAGTAAACGTTGATTTTAAATCTTCTCTAGTACAATTAAAAGAAGCAGCAGGTGCTAAATGACCTTTATCCCACACATTATTTTCATAATCTTCATCACTTGAGGTTTTTGTTCCCATAACTCCTCTAAAATTAATTCCTCCTCTTTCAACTTTACCATCAATACAGGTTATAGTATACCACAATTTAATAGGTTGTTCTAATTCTTCAGAATAAATAACTTTAAAGATATTATTTTCTATGGTTTTTACTCCAAGCTTAGGATATAAAATTGCTCCTAAATTTGATTCGACCTGCCCAAATAGAGGAAAGGACAACATATAAGTTAATAGTAAGATATTAAATTTTTTCATTTTTTTATATTTTTAATTAAACACACCTTTCAGTTCCGAAGGCCATTATGTGTTCCCTACCTGTAAATTTATATCCTTTATCTCTACACATATTCATTACTACAGGATAAGATTCAAATAATGCTGGTTTATCATCTCCTGCTGGCATACACCAAGTTTTTGATTTTAAATATTTAATAGTGTCATGTAAGCTTTGGGGGTTATAGTTAAAATTTTCCCATCCCAAATCCAATAATTTATTTGCTAGTTTTTCTATAAATTCTTCCACTTCAGGCAACACTGCTAAATCTTTATCAATAACAGGTTTAAGGTGGAAATCGTGATGAAAATAAATCATTTTAGCAATATTTTCAATATTCATTCTAAATTTATTATGCTGGGTTACCATTTTTTCATCTGCAATTTTTCCTTGGGGAGTGGTAGCACCTACTACAGGTACACTATTTTTAAATTTAGGAGAAATTGATAATAAACCAATAGGGTAATCTGTTTCTACAAAATGAGAACCTTCAGTCTCAATTGTAATAAAAATACCTCTTTTATAAGCAAAATGAGTTAATTCATTTACCAAAGCAGGATGCATTGTAGGAGAACCTCCAGTAAGCATCATTTCGGAAATATGAGGATTTTCATTATACATTTTAACAATGTCATTAAAATTAAATACACCTTTTTCAGGATGGATTGAAGTATACCAAGAGTCACACCAGCCCCCTTCACCAAAATAACATCGATGGGTGCATCCGGTAGTTCTAATAACTATTGTAGGATAACCTTGTCTACTGCCTTCAGACTGAACAGCAGTATAAATTTCTAGTACTGGAAGTCTTTTGTCGTAATCTTCAATTCTCTTCAACTGTTTATTCTCCATAGTACGCTGCATTTTTTCCGTGTTCCATAAACTTAACTTTGGTAACTCTTACTCTACCTTCAGTTTCTTCACTCACAAAAGTATTTAATTTATTATAAATATATTCTGCAAATTTTTCTGCTCCTGTGGCTTCAATTATTCTTAATTGAATTATCCCTAATTTGTCCATAGTTTTAAAACCATTAATACCAGGATCATCTTCAGCTACAACTACAGTATGGTCAAACATATAATCCATCCATTCTTTAGGTGATTTACCATCAATTTGGGTTTTAGCTCGTTTCATACCACCAAAATCCCAAACCCAATTTCTATAATCTAATTCACCTTCAAAATATACTTTAAATGAAATACCATAACCATGTAGAAATCTACAATGTGTATCTTCTGCTTTCCATTGACGAAATACTGTACTGAATCCGTCAAATACTTTACTTGATTGAAATTTACCCATTATTTTTGTAGATTAAATTGATTAAAAGTATTAGTATATCTTTGTTCAGTTTGAACCCCTACCATTCTTGCATGTTCTTTATTACTATCATCTATTAATACTACTGTGGGGATGTTACGAATCCCAAATTGGGATACCAAATCATTATTAGTATCTACATCAATTTTCTGAACGTTAATTCCACTATTTTTTACTCTTTCCATAATTGGTCCTAACATTTTACAAGGACCACACCAATTTGCGCTAAAATATAAATATTTCATAATTTTTTAATTTTTAAACTAATTCTTCTCCGATTCCAACTATTTCACTTAATATAAGTAAAATAACCCCAATATCCAAACTCCACCATAAAGCTCCATATCCCAAAATACGAATGCCTGATTTTATAAAGCTTGCTACTTTATGTAGTTTTTGATTAGGCATATGTTTAATATCTAAAGGATTTTCTTTACCTGTAAGTTCTTTATAATAGGGATTCAATTCACCGGTTTGTGGGTCGTGGGTTGGTATTGGGTTTTTATTACTATCATAAAACCCTTTCATTGCTTCTGTATGTCCGTCACTCATGATTGAAATCCATTTAAAACTTGTTCTACATAAACTCTAGCTGTCTCATAACTAACAGGACCTTTTTCATCGGCATATTGTGAAGGATCTGGTCTATCTAATTTAATAAATGCTTCAATACGTTCTACTGAAGATGCTGATTTGTAATCTGCATACCAATTATCTCCTTCATTTGAATGGATGTGGATTGGTTTATATGAAGTCATAGTTCTTTTATAAACCTCATCAAAATCAATACCTAATTTTTCACATAATACTTCTCCATCTTGTAAGATAGTAAATTTATCTCCTTCAAGATAAGGTGTCCAATAACTTACCATATCAGCCCCCCAATTCCCTTCTCTAAAAGCAGCATCATCTGCATCTCTAAATTCTTGTCTACAGTCAGGATAAATTGCATGATCACCTGCATGAATTCCTAAAGCAATGTCTGTTCTTTCTCCTGTTTTATTTGCTACCGATAAAGCAACTGCTTGGGTAATAGAAGCAAATATTTTATTTCTATTAGGTACTACTGTTGCTTTCATATTATCTTGCTCATAGTGTCCTTCAGGTACTTCATCACCACCTTCTACTAAAGCTGAATCTAATAGATCAACTAAACCATCTAGTTTAATTTGTTTATAATTTATTTTACATCCTTTATAACAATCATTTTCATTACAGTTATCATTTAAATAATCTATTAATGATTGAGCTCTTTCTAATTCTACTCTATGTTTTTGACCATAGTCAAATGATAAAGCGGTTACTGTTTCATACTCATTTAGTGCTTTAAGCAACAACGTTGAGCTATCCATACCACCTGAGAGTGATACTACTACGTGTTTTCCTTTGTTAAAATCAAATTCTAATTGCATTGTTTTTATATAATTAAATTTGCCAGGTATTATTAAGCGTATAGGCTTACGCTATGTTTAATTTTTTTTCTAATACTTGAAATGCAGGTTCAACAACATCATCCCAAAAGTATTCTTGATCATCTTCTTCTAGTGAATAATCTTCTAATTCTAAGTATTGACCAGAATCTGTAATTTTAATAACACCAATAGGATCATATGCTTCATCCCAGTAGCGTGCTGTGAATATAATATCAGGATCTATAACAGCCAACTGACGATGCATTTCTTTTAACATATCTGAAGGAGGATAATTAGCTGATTCTAGACCAAATTCATATGATGTTTCATCATCCCAAAAGATTTCATATTGAGAAATCCATTTAGAACCTACCTTATCGATAAACAATTCAGCATCAGCTCCAAATACATCTACAATGTGTGGGTTTTCTTCTTCATTTGGGTATTTTCCATCATGACAACTTTCATACTTTTCTTTAAAATATGAGATTGCTTCTTTTGATCCTTGGATCTTAACGTCTGTTCTACAAGTATTTGCCATTATTTTATAAATTCTTTAAATTTATTTACATTATACATTACAATATCCCAATTTTTTTCATCACCCACAAATTTATCTACTTTGTGAGGTAATTTATCAGTTAATCCATAATCCTCATATTTAACCCCTGCTAAACCATGAATTACAGGATTTGAAGTATCAATAGTTTCTATAAAAGGCATATTTTTATACCAAGCAAATTCTTGGGGGATGTTGCAACCTAATAAGTGAACTCTATCATTTTTTTCAATTAATCCTCTTTCATAAAAATCTTTAATAGTATTGTAACGACCATAAGCTTTGGTTACATAATCATTTTCTATTTTTTCAGCTTGATCTAAATACCAACTAGCCCCATATGAAAAAGCAATTTTTTTATAACCTTGCATTTTTAGAATGTTATAACATTCCCATGCTTCTTCAACATTATTAGCTTGCACTACAGCAACGGGGGTGGTTTCATCTGGGTATTGGTAACTTGACCATAATTTTGCCGTAACTAACGTTTTAGTTTTATCCTGCCAATAGTCAGGAACAATAAATTCATTAGGTTTAAAATAGTCTAACCAATGAGATAATCTTTCAGAATTGTAAGGAGTACCTAACTCATGAAGGGAATTATCCATGATGATATATCTCCCCAATTCTTTAGATTTTTGAAAGAAATTAAAATATTCTTTACTTTCATCCAGAAGGTGAGGTAAACAATAATCATAATCATTAAAAGCTCTACTTTTTTCTAAAAAGGGAATAGGTACTTCGTGACTTACTTTCATTATAACTTTTTACTTTAAAATAAATATATGAAACAATTGGTGAGGAACCAAGTCCTCCTAAAATAAGAGTAAATAAATTTGGGTGATAATGTTCACCACAAAATCCTAAAGCGTGTTTAATAAATTCAATCATAATTTAAATGCTTTAATTGTTTTTTCGAATGGGTTACCTTCAATATTTTTTACTTGGTTTAACATTTCTTCTGCTAATTGTCTAACTTCTTTCTGGGCATCAGGACTATTACGTAATTTTTGGAAGTGATAAAAACTTCTCCAATTAAACATAATATCCATTGAGATTTGAGAATTAAATGTTTTAAAAAAACGAGCTGATTCTTTTGCACGTTTACGTCCTAAAATAGGAGTAAAATATTCAATTGCCTCATGGTATAATTTGTTTCCTTCTTCAGTATAATTACGTAATTTTCTATTCCATTTATTACTCCAATCTGATGGTAACATCATTTTATCTTCTTTAAGTTCTTTATAACGAGCTGATTCTCCGTTAATTGAAACCCCAATTCTGTGTTTTAAAAGATGAATATGTGTTGCTTGATCTACATTTACTAGAAAATGTAGTCCTGACTTTTCAAATGGGGTGTGATGTCCTTCTGAAGCTAACATTTTTAATAGTTTATCTACTCTTGCTAGTTTATCTTCGGTTAAATCACGTGAAGTTGATGTCCAAGCTGATTGAGCATGTACTATGTCGCTTCCATAATGTCCTAGCAACTCTACGGAGTTACCTATTTCTTGATTAATCATTGTTGTTGTTTTGGTTTTCTACCACGTTTTGATCTTAGAGGAATAGCATATTCCCCAAATTTTTGTTTACAGTAAAAATAAAAATCTTCTAATGAACCATCAAATTTTATTACTTCTTGTTCATAATTTTCTTTACTCATTCTAAAGGTTAAAATAAATTCTTTTTGGATTTGTTTTAGTTTTTCAGCTTCATCTTTTTCAAAATCCTCATATAAACGTTTTCTTCTAGCTCTGTCTACTTGAGTTTCTTCCATCCATCTACCATCATCATTTAATTGAAGATATTTTTCATTCAGTTCAATTTCACAAAATTGAGCTTGCCAATAATAATGTGAATAGTCGAAATCACCATTACGAATTTTATCTAATAAGGGTTTTAATTTGTGGAGTGGTTTGTTTTTAGAATCCCACCTTCTCCACCATCTAAATTGATTATAGTTAAGTGGTTGGAAGTTTGATAGTTTTTTTAGTACAACTTCTTTTGAATGAGTTTTATATATCATTAACCTTTATTTCCCCAAATATACGAAACCTATTTCAAATATCCAAATTTAATATGTAATTTGGTTTGGGTTATCAGATTTTCTTTGTTTTAATATTTTATTTTTACGCCATTGTGATATAGAAGGATCATTTAACATAGCATCTTCCCTTCTTCTTAATTCATCTTCATCTAAAACCCCATCATTATTAGTATCCCATACTTTTTCTTCTTCTGTTAGTTCAACTACTTCTATTTCTTCTTCTAAACCGTCATTTAATGTGACTTCAAAATCTTCATTTAAAGAAATATCTTCCCCGTAAATATTTTTTTTAGTTTTTATTTGTTCAAAAGCAAAATTAGCTGCAATTACAAGAGCAATAGCTAAAGGATCGAAGACAAATATAATAGTTAAAAGTAACCAATTTACAATTTTATCCATAGCTATTCCTGTCAAACCTGAAATAAATTTAAGTGGACCTAGTTCTGCAGCCAAGTCATTATTAGTAGAAACTTCAACTATTTCAGTTTCGTAATTAAATAATTGTTCATTTAGCCTATCTACTTTATTATTAATTTCATTCTGTCTTTCAATAGCTTGATCTAATTGTTTTTCTAATGCCCTACGTGTTGAACTTGAGGTAGTGGTAATGATTTGTCCGGTTTCTTTATCTTTATATTGGATGGTATTATTTGATAATCCATTACGTAAATCAGCTACGGCTTTATTTATGCTTGATTTTTCTTCATTATAAACCTCTAACTGTTCTTTAACATTACCCCTTTTAGTTTCTATTAAAGTAATTTGAGCATCAATAGTACCCGCTTTATTTGCTGTTTCTTGGTAAGCTGCGGATAAAAAACCATAAATACCCATTGAAGTTATTCCAATTAATACTACACAAGCTAATGTAAGGTAAAATTTAAGGAAAAATGGTAGGGTTTTTCTGTATTGGTATAATAAAGAAGCAATTACTAATTTTCCTGCCTCTAAAGAAGCGGCCATAATAATAACAGCAAAAGCCGCTCCAGCAAAGAGTTTGCTAAGGCCGCTAACTGAATAAAAAGCAGCAGAAGCAGAAACTGATAGCGCTGATAAAGCAATCAAAAAGGGAAATAATTTTTGTTTCATTTTATTTTTCTTTAGTAGCGTGTTTAACACCCATAATAGTACCAATAATACTAAATGAATTTGTCAATAGAATACCAAATAAATTGGACCATGTTGATTCTATAATTTTAGCATCTAATCCTCTCATCATCACAAATACATATAAGGCTGTGGTAACTAAACCTACCCCCATAATAACCCATAGAGCAACTCTTACGATGTTACCCATCAATTCGGTTTGTGTTTTCTTTTGAAGTAAACTTAAATCTTGTTCTGCTTTAGATTTAGCATTTTCTGCTTCTAGCTTTAGTCTTTGAGTTTCTATATGGGCTTCTTCTGCTTCTTTTAATGCTTCTGTTAGTTTTTGATTTTGTTCTTTTTCTTTTTTTTCTGCATTTCTAAAATGGGTTTTAGATGAAATTAATAATTCTTCTGCTTTTTGCCTAGCTCCTTCTGTTTCTTCTAATGCCTTTTCTAATTGTCTATTTACTCTTTTGTTTTCTTTTGCAGCTTGTTCTAATTCAGAATTTTGTTTTTGAATTTGTTTTGTAATTTCTAAACGTTGTTTTCTTTTATCAGAATCCTTTTCTTTACATACTTTAAGATATTCCTCAAATTCAGTATCACCACTAGGAGCTTTTAAAATTTTAAGAAAATTACCTTCTACATAAACTTTTCTTTTTTTAGCAACTTCTAATAGAACATTTCTAGTATGTTCTGTTATTTCAATCATTATTACCTATAAACTTTAAAAGGAGCTGTTCGAGCTTTATATCCTTCATAATCCTTTTTAAATTCTTCTAAACGTGGTTCAATATCATCTGATTTGATAATCCAAAATTGGGCGCCTACAAGTTTTGCTTTTTCAATTTCTTGTTCGTCTTGAGAAGATGAAATAATACCTACAACACAACCATTACCATATTCATGATTAATTTTTCTAATCATTTCAATTCCATCAAATGAAGAACCTATAATATTTAAATCTACAAATACACATTCAGGTTTTTCATGGTTTGGGTCATCTGGGAACCATTTTTTAAACATTTCAGCAGCTTTATCACTACTATCTAAAGCTTCAATTGAAAGAGCCATATCTAGTAAAGAACATGCATCCTCAAATACAAGATGAAATAAATTTTCATCGTCTATTAACATTAAAGTATCAATCATTATTATCTATCTTTATCTTTATTTTTGTTCCTATCACCTTTCTTTTGTTTGATATCACCCATTGTACAAATAAGCGGTTTGTTTTCCTTCCACCTTTTTTTAATTCTATTTTACCTCTATATCCAGATTTTTCTGCTTCATGCTCTAAATTGGATCTATTATAAATATAGCTACTGGGGTTCCACTTAATTTTTTCTTCTAATTTATCCAATTCTTCGGTTAAATGTTCTTTATTTTTATAAACTTTTTCTACAAAAACTTTAAACTTATGTTCTTCTATAATAGCATTACAAATATTTAATCCTAAACCAGAACCACTTTCTTTTTGTCCTTCTTTCCTAACATAGGGTTTAGATAATTCTTCAAAATCTTGTTGGTTCATACCTCTACCATTATCTTCAATTACAATAAAACTTCCTTGGTGGTAAGATCCTTCTTGGTATATCTTAATCCATTTTGTAGGATTATCATTATATTTAAGACCATTCCGAATAAGATTATCTACAGCTGTACAAAAAAGTGGTTCATTTACTTCTAATTCTATAGGTAAGTTATCATTTAAAAGGACTTGATTTTTATATGCAGTTAAGCGTAAGTAATCCTCTAATATATTTTTAATATTATGAGGTTGTTTACTCATTTGTACATTTTGTTTTACTAAATTAGTAAATTCATATACCCCACTATATACTTTTTGAGCATGGTGTAACCCATCTTCAATGAGTTTTAATGGGGCTTGTATTTTTAAATCTTGTATTTGTTGTTCTGATATTCTTCTTTTTAAAGATTTAATACCTCGAGGTAAATAGGTATTAATCCCAGAATGCATATCATGCCTAATAATTTTAGCGGCGTGTTCTAAGAATATATTTTTAGCAAATAAATCTTCTTTAATTTTTTCTTTATTTTGCATAAATTCATATACTACTTTAAAGAAGGGTGGCATGAAGAATACAACGCAACCCCAACCAAATTTAGCAAGAAACAAGGTTGGTTCACATATCCCAAATACAATACAGGTTTGTACTGTAAAGAAGGTCATCATAATTAAACCTGCAACTATTAGGGAGATTTTGGAATTTATAGATATTCCATCTAAAGCTTTCATTTACAACTCTGTTTTCTTAAACCCACATTTTTCAAAAAAGTATTTTGAAGGACAGAATCCCGTCCAAACACCAATTTGCAACATTAAACATACAAATATTACAATTTCCCATAAACGAAATATATATCCTACTATCAATACCATTGACATTAGAAAGTAAACCATTCTGGTTGATGTTATATATTGTAGTAATGTTTTCATTTTCGTTCTCCTTTATGTTGGTCAATCTTATCAAGAATCTTATTAAGTAACTCTGTTTTGATGAAACCACCCATGGAAGCATTTTTAAGAGCTGACATAAGTTGGAAAACAATAAAAGGCATCAAAATGGTTTCTGATAACCAAGATGTGCCTTTAAATCCTAATTCTACTGAAAGAATTACTGTTAATATTAATATCCAAGCAAATAGTGTTTTTAATACTTTAACTGCTTTGTATGTTTTGAATCCTTCTCTTTTAATTCCAGCAATAAGACCAAAGAATCCATCTAATAGAACAACTGCAACTAATGCAAGATATTGTTCGGTGTTATCTGCGGTTAAATTCATAAAATATGAACCCATAAATGCACACGCCGTACTAATCGACATAATAACCTGTGTCCAGGTAGATTTTAATAATTCCATTTTAGAACCCATATTGAATTAATTCTATGAATGCCACTTTTATTCGTATCCATAATCGTTGAGTCCATCGAAGTTCTTTGAACTCTTTTGTTATAAATATATCAGATAATTCTTTCATGGCAATTATTGTTGATTTAAATAGTTTGCCATCACAACAAATCCTGTTATCATACTAACTGATAAAAAAATATCTCTTCCAACTTCTAATCTATGTTCTTTGATATATCTTCTATCTAATTGTTTGTTAACTCTAT